AGCTGTTAATTCATTATTTATAATTTTTGTTAATACTCTTCTTTTATGACTATGAGCTATTGAATATTCTTTTGTATGTGCTAAACCATGAGAATAATTGGGATTACTACTTCCCTTTAATATTATTTTATAATCTTTAGTCATGCACTCTTTAGAACAATAAGTACCTTCAATATCTTTATGAGATTGTTTTACATAAATAAAAGAATTACAAACTTTACATTGCTTTTCAATTCTATTTTTTTGAGAATTAAGAGATTTTAAAATACCTCTACCAATATGAGAACATTCTTTACTACAATACTTACCGCCTCCATTCCATATAACTTTCCTTTTTATAGTAAAAATATTGTTGCACAATAAACAGTTTCTTTCTACAACAGTTGGTAAAGAATAATCTTTTATAATAATTTTTTTTGATTGTTTTTCTAACATTTGAAGCTTCCTACGGCTAAATTTTTAAGAGCTAATAAGAGCCGTAGGAAAAGACCTATTAACTCTTAAAAACTTTCTACATATATTATATCAATAGTATGCTTTAAAAATGTTTAAGTAGTCTAAATGCTCTGGCATTTTTGCTCCTCTTTATTGTATGAATAGATATTATAAAAACTTCCTTTTTTCTTGTATTCAACAGTTTTTATACCTTGTTTGTAGTAGTGTATAAACATATCTCTATCTCTTTGTTGTTTTTCTGTTTTAGCATATTTCATAAACCAAACTGTAAACTCTCTATATTCTGTTACAAAATTAACTTTATAAACTTCATTTCCAGTTGTACTTAGATTTTGTTCAACTGAAACATCAATAACTTTGTCAATTTGTATAGCAGTTGGGTCTTTTTTTAGTGCTTTAAATTCCATAATTAGCTTTTCGTTTGGGTCAATTAGCTCACCTTTACATTTTTTACAGTATCTAGCTGTAATATCATTTTCATAATTGCAACATTCGCAAACTTTATAGCTCCATCTATACCCGCATTCGTGTAGACAAGAACGTCCATAATGGCTAGGAAGAGGTTTTTTATTTACTATTATTGGATTATTTTCTAAATCTAAAAAATATCCATCTTTACTTAAAATATACCCTTCTGTATTTTTTCTAGCACTAAAAATATTTATTTTTCTGCAAGATGGACATTCAATTTCAACAGGTATTTTTTCACCTTTGTTTGATTTTGTTTTAATATTTGGATTAAAAATATCTCCATCAGGAAAAAAATAATCAATGTTACTAGCATAATCCAATAGTAAAACATCTTTTTTATTTTCATAAAGTCTTAACCCTCTTCCTATGATTTGTTGAAAAAGTGATGCACTTTCAGTTGGTCGCATTAAGGCAACAACATCCACTATTGGTGCATCAAATCCAGTTGTTAAAGTTGCTACACTTACTAAATACTTTATAGCACCTTTTGAAAATCTTTTTAAAATTAGCTCTCTGTCTTTTTTAGGTGTTTCACCTGTAATCATTGCACTTAATTCTTTGGGTAAACTTTCCATTATTTCTATTGAATGTTTTATAGAAGTAGCAAATATCATAACAGATTTTCTATCTTTGCTTTGTCCTACTATGTCTGAAACTATATGAGATGTTAATCTTCCTTGCCCTAAAGTTGCTCTATCTAAATCTTTTTGGTTATATTTACCCATACTATTTAAAGTTAAAAAGCTAGTATCATAATGTTCTCCAATTGTTCCTATTTTTACACCAGTTAAATAGCCACTATCGATTAAGTGTCTAGCACTAATATCATAAATTAATTTATCATAAAAAGGATTAATTGCATAATCTTCACTTAAAGCTTTATCATCTAAGCCTACTTTATAAATATACCCTGTATTCATTCTATAAGGCGTGGCTGTAAGTCCTAAAACTCTCATGTTTGGATTATTCAACTTTAGTTCTTCTAAGATTGATTTAATAGTATTAGTTGTACCGTGTGACTCATCAATTATAGTAAGTGCAAATTGACCTTTAAATTTTTGAATAGAATTTTTAACACTTTGTGGCGTACCAAAAATAACAGGGTGCTTTAACTCTTTTGAAATTGAAGCACTAAATATTGAAGCTGGATTACCTGTTAATAAATATTTTTCTCTATTTTGTTTTACTAACTCACTAGAAGGTGCTAAAATTAAAATTTTCTTATTGCTTAATTTATGTATTTCTTTAGCAATTTCACTTATAATAATAGATTTACCTGCACCAGTGGCTGCAACTATTAAAGCACTATCTAAACTTGTTTTTAAGTGAAGTATAGTTTTATTTATACATTCACTTTGATATGGTCTTAATTGCATAACCTTACACTCCAACTTGTAGATGGACTTCCTTTATATTTTTCTAAATCAACATTAGGTAGTAACTCATCAACTACTTTTTTATAACTTATTTGTCCACTTCTTTCAGTTTTATATAAACTTCCAATTTTAGACTTATAACCTTGTTCAGCTGTTAAAGCTACCATTTCAGCTATTAAATTATCATTTTTTTCTTTTAATAGTTCCATTTCTTTTTTGTTTTTTTGGTACTCTAAAAGTAAATCATCAATATTAATAGCTCTTAAATAGTCGTTATAAAAATCTTCCAATTTAGGTAAAATTTCACCTATATATTGTTGATTGTATTCTACAATTTCTAAACTATCACCGTTTGGTGACCATTGATAAAAATATGCTTCTTTGTAACCTGTGCAGTACAATTGAATTTGCACTTGTGCATAGTAGTATGGTTGTTCTTCTAAAGTTTTAAACTCTCCGCCTTCTTTTAATGAGTAAGGGCATTTAATTTCTATTAATCTACCATCACTTACATATCCATCTGGTGAAGCACCTAACCAATTATATTTTTCACTAATTACAAAATCAGCATCTTTTATTTCAAGTCCTGTTTTTAAGCAAAAATCTACTTTAGCTAAATTTTCGTGAAATATTCCATAGTCTAAAGCAGGGTTTGACTTTGACTCTTTAGGATTTATCATATCATCCAAAACAGAAGCCCTATTTCCAAAAGGAGCTATATTTAAAATAGCTCCAACTTTACTGGCTGTTACTCTTGATTTTCTTAAATCAAACCACTCTTTACTTCCTTGCATTTTGATTCTCCATTAAAAAGGCATTTCATTTTCATCTATGGTAATATCAGGAATAGCTTTTTTTTCAACCACAACTGGAATAACTGAATCAGCAACGCCTTCACCTTTTGGCTTAACTGAACTTACCCAGTTTCCTCTTTTTCCATCCATATCCCAAACTTGAATATTAATCATCATCGGTTTAAAATTTAAGTGTTTTTGTAAATCTTCATTAGTTGGTTGTGTTCTTAATTCGTGTAATTTACCTTTTGCATTGTGATTAATTGCTAATAGCATTTGTTGTGCTTTTTTAGCTTTTGTTTTATCTTCTTGCATAACTTTAACTTTATGAAATATAATTCTATTTTTGTATTGAGAAGGCTCTAATAAAGTCCACTTTAAAGATATATATTCTTCTCCTGCGTAATCATCCCATTTAGCTTCACTAATCATTGCTAAAGCATTTGTATTAGCTGGTATTGGTTCAAAATCTCCACCACCTACACTAAACTCACCGTTATTTTTTTCTACTTCATTTTCATCTACTATCCAAAACATTTTTATTCTCCTAAATTAATAATATTTTTTAAAGGGTTTTGACCCTCAACAATAACCAAATCCTCTTTTATTCCAAATCTATTTTTTGAAATATTTGAAGCTGTTGCATAAGTAACTAAAACTCTTGTCCCATCGCTAGTTGCTTTTTTTCTATCTCCGTCACCAAAAGTATATGTTTGTAACTTCAAGAAACCAACCAAATCAACATTATCAACATAATGAGTCATTGAACGCTTACCTAATTTTAAATCATATCTATGGTAAGGGTCTTGGTCTGGTAACTCTAAAATAGTTGTTTCTGTATGTGCAATAAAAATTACATTAATGCCTTTATCTAATAGCATTTGTGCTGCTTTTCTAACTCTACCGTGCATATTTGCTAAAGCATTAAGCCCAGCTCCATACCCTCCTAAAGCACTATTAATACTTTTTGGTTTTTTAGGGTCGCTTTCTATAATGTATTGAGAAAACATATCTTCTAAACCTGTCACACTATCTATAATAACAGTTTTATAGTCGTGTTCTTCTTTGATTAATGCTCCTAATTGTTCCCAAAGCATATCAACATTTTTTAAAAGTGGAAAACTATCAACTTCTAAAAGTCCAGTTCCATCTTCTGACTTAATAAAAATAGGTTTTGGAAATGTACTCGCAATAGTAGTTTTTCCAGTTCCTGCATCACCGCAAAAAGTAAAAGCATAAGCTGTTTTTTTACCTTTTGTAATTGAGCTTAAAATACTCATTTAAAATCCTTTCCTAAAATATAAGCTACTTATTTCTAGCTTATTAACATTGTTTAAATCAGGTTAAAAGGTTATCTCTTAATCTGTACAAGAATTATAATACTATTAAACTTTATAACAACTTAAAAAAAATTAATTTTTTAAATATTTTAAAGTTTTAGCACCTCTTATTGGAATTATTTCAACTTCTTTTATCTCTTCTTTCTCTAAAAGTAGTTTTAAAGCTTTTTCTATATCTTCTTTTTTGTTTGTTCTTAGTTTATTTTTAATATTTGCAAAACTTAATCCATCATTTTTATCTAGTTGAGCTAAAATTTTACTTTTTAAACCTTCCATAGATTTTGAATTAACATTTGCAGAAGTAATATGTAGTTTTAGTTCTACATCAGCAAAAATAAACTCTTTAGCCCATAATATAGCTTCTGTTTGCATTTCGCCTTCACTAATACTTAATAAGGTAGCTACTTTTAAAATAGACTCATATACTCTTTTTAAATGAGCTGTAAATCCTTGTTTTTCTTTTTGATCTTCTGTCATCCAATAAATATCTTCTCTAATTTGATTAAGTAGTGCTTTATTTTTTTCGCTACAAGGGAGTTCTATTGGTTTATCTATAATTCTCTCAACTCTTTTATCAACAGGAGTATGTCCTTGATAAAAGTATGAGCTAAGTTTATTAATCAAATATTGATATTCCACATCTTCTTCGAGTGAAATGAATTTAAAATCATCTTTCCATCTTGGATTGTCTTCGGTCTCTTTTACAATTATTGACCTATTGAAAAATCCATTTTCAGAATTTTCTAAATCCATAAGCTCTTCAAATTTAGTTGGAGTTGTGTATCCTATTAAATTTAAAAAAGGTTCTTTAATTCCATTATCTAGAGATGATAATCTCTCTTTTAATTTTTCTAACAAAATATCATCATTTGCTAAACTTTCATTCTCTTTTTTTCTATAATTAATTTGAGATATTTCTCTTGTTATCATCTCTTCAAATTGTTTTTTGTGAGTATTTGCAATATAAAAATAGCTATTTGCCTTAGTGTAAATTTCCATTAAGTCCTTTATAGCACTTTCTAAATGTCCTCCACCCTTTTGTTGTGCTTTTTTTAATTTGCTTAATTGCTCCCCAAATTCGTCGATATTATAAAAACTTGCCTGATGGTCAATTAAATTCCTTGTAAGTTCTTGAGATGATATAAAGTTACCGTGCATAGCTCTTTGAATTCCTACACCTCTTAAAAGTGCTGCATACTTTTGTGAAATACCTTCTTTTCCTGTTCCCGAACCTGCTACACAAAACATAAATAGATTAAGACTTGAATTATTAAGTCCTCTATAATTCAATCCAAATACTGAACTTAAAACCATTATTGCAACCCCAGTTGCTAATCGTTCTCTTGGATACATTGAATTTTTATTTACCCAATTTGCTATTTCACCAGCTAGAAAAGGAGGTTTTGTCAAGTCGATATCTGGCTTTTTGTTCCAGTCTATGTTGCTCTCATATTCTTCTACTTCATCAATTAGTGGAAGCGTATATCCGTTTTCTTTAGCTAAATAAATCAAAGTACCTAAAGAGTATCTATTTGGATTTTTACCAAAGCTATTCCATTTATATAGCATTTGTCTTTCATCGTGTTTAGGACTTCTAGAAGACCATCTAACCCATTCTGAATATTCAGCTCCTGCTTCATGTAAAGCCATACCTATCATAATCCAATGGTCGTAATCATCATCATTGTTTGGAATATAATTCATCATATCACTTATTTGTGTTTGACTTAGTTCAACTTCAATATCACTTTTTATAATTTCTTCTTTTTTTAAAAGATTTACTAATTCAATTGGAGCTTCACTAATATCGTATGGTGTTCCAATTAGAGATTTATAGTATCTTCCGCTCTTATGCTTTGAGCCTTCCCCTACTACATACCCACTATTCTTAAAATCTATGCCTTTATAGTTTGATAATAAAGTTTTTAAAGGTGGGCATCCTTTTGGCTTTTTAAAATATAAATGCTTAGACCCACCGCCTGAACCTGTTTCAACTATATAATCACAAAATCCAATTTGTGGAATATCATTTATTAATCTATTATAACTTTCAACTCCTCCATTTTTTGCATCTACATCAACAACTATTAAATCGTTACATAAAACTCCATAACCCGTATCAAAAGCACCTGTTAATTCCATAACTTCTAATTGTTCATCTTCCCATATAGGTGTATGTTCCCAGCTTGAATTTTTAGGGTGTTTATATAGTGCTTTGCAATCCACATCTAAACACTCGCAAATTCCATTACTTGTTACTCCGTGTAATCCAAATACAGGAATGCCTAAGTCATTAAACTCTTGGTAAAATTTTTGCATATAGTTCACCGTTTACAACTTTTGTTTTAGCTTTTAATTTTTTCTTTTTTAGTTCAATATCTAAAACAGACCTAAAACTTGCTAATAATGAACCACTATAATCAAACTTTACAATAGCCCCAGCTTTTAAACCATCTATTTGTTTTAAAACTGAATCTGTTGTAGTTTCAAATATTTTTTCATCTATCACATTAACTCCTTTAAAATTTTATTGAATTATATCAATTTATAACTTTAAAAAAGTTTAAAATATTTAACAGAAATTGGATAAATAATTGTAGTAAAATTATAGTACATAGCTATAATGCCAATAAAATGGTGGTTTTTGTTAAAAATTAATTTTAGTAACTCTCTTTATATATATTTCTATTTTATAATCTTTTTTTTCCTTTTACTATCTTCTTTTTTTTTAATATATAATATATATAATAATATAATTATAATAATATAAAGAGAAAGAGTCGAAGAATTGGGGAGTCCAGATAAAAATAATTTTAGAAATTATCTACTATAATTTTACTAGAATTACTATAATTAATGTTTATATTAATTTAAGTTGTATTTTTATATAATACGGAATACTAATTGTTAAAAGTTTATTCTAACCAGAGGGTCGAAGTTCTAGGAACTAAAGAAGGTTGTCGCTCGATAGCCCTTTAGTTAGAGTAAATATTCTTATATTTTAAATAAGCTGATTATGAACTTCGACCCTCATTAATCAGATTTACTACTTTATTGTCGAGAAAGCAACAGAAGTGTTAGTTTTTTTACAAGATTTAGGAATGCAATATCCTAACACAAATAGTTTATATAGAGCTAGATATGGTCTATACAAGTGCCATTGTGGCAAGGAAACTGTAATGATAATTAAAAATGTAAAGTGTGGATTATCTAAAAGCTGTGGCTGTATGGAAAAAACTCAAAAGAAAAAGTCAAAACATAGAATCTATGCCTTTTGGAGATATATTATAAATAACAAGCTTAATATATGCGAAGAGTGGTTAAATATTGAGAATTTTATTAATGATATGGATAGCAGCTATAAAGTTGGTTTAAGACTTAAAAGAATTGACGAGGATAAACCTTATAGCAAAAACAATTGCATTTGGATTGCTAAAAAAGAAAAAGTCAAAAAAGAAGTTGAGGTTATATCAGATTATAAGGGCGTAAGTTGGAATAAATTAAAAAATAAGTGGGTAACTAGAATTGATGTTTATGGAAAATTAAAAACTATTGGTTATTTTGAAGATAAATTTGATGCGGCTTGGGCTTATGATAAATATATTATAGATAATTACTTGCCACACTCTACTAATTTTGTACATTAAAAAAACCACTTCGTTAATATCAACGGAGTGGTTCAAAAAAAAAGGAGACACCTTGAATAGGTGTTAAGAATTGTAACACATTTTCAAATATTTTCACTTAATTGAGATTTTAATTGATTTAATGGTTTGAATTTAATATAATTGGAAAAAAGGATTAGTATGATAAAACTTGAAGAAACAGCAGAATATATAAGAACGCTTGAAAAGAAAATAAATAATCTACACATAGCTTTAGATAAAGCAAACAAAAGAAGAAAAGCACAAGCAGAAGAAATAAGTCGTTTATTAGCTAATAAAAAAGATGTAAGCGATTTAAAAGACAAATGCGATAGATTAGATCTTAATTATATTCAAATGCGTTCTAGCTTAAGTAAAGAGCTTTTAGAGCATAAGGCTATTATTAAATATTTAGAAGGAAAATTAAAATGACAAAAGAATTAACAAAAGAGCAATTTAGAGAGTTAGCATTTCCAATAAAAGGAAATGGAAAAGATGTTGAAGAATCTAAAATGCAATTATTGCCAGTTGATAAAGGGTTGATTAATAGCAATGTTTATAAGATTGAGGTTAAGGCGTTTGAGGATTTAGTTATATTGGAAAAGATAAATGCAAGAAATGATAAATAAAGTATTTAATGAAGATTGCTTTGAAGGAACAAAAAGACTACAAGATAAATCTATTGATATGCTACTTACGGATATTCCATTTGGTATGGGGTTTCAATCTAATTATAGAAAAGAAAAGCATATAAAAATTGCTAATGATGATAATATTGATTGGTTTCCAGATTGGATAAAAGAAATAGATAGAGTTTGCAAAGACGATGCCCATTTATATATTTTTTGTAGTCATCATAATGTAGATGTATTTAAACAAGAAATTCAAAAATATAGAAAAGTAAAAAATATTCTTATATGGGAAAAGAATAATACTGGAATGGGCGATTTATATGGAGATTATGCTCCTAAATATGAAATGATTTTATTTTGTAGCAATGGTAATAAAAAGCTAAATGGTGGGCGTGACTCAAATATTATAAAAGCAAATAAAACTGGGAATAATTTACACCCAACTGAAAAACCAGTTGATTTAATGGAATACTTTATACATAAGTCAAGTGAAGAAAATGAAATTATTTTGGATACTTTTGCAGGAAGTGGTGCAACTTTAATTGGTGCAAAAAATACAAGAAGAAATTTTATAGGTTGGGAAATAGAAGAAGCACATTATAAAACCATTTTAAAAAGATTATCAGCTGTTCAAGGTAGCTTATTTTAAATGCAAACTAAAATTGAAAGTTTATTTGAAAGTTTAGTAAATATCTTAATTGGGTATTTTACTGCTTTGTTTAGTCAATTTTTAATATTTCCATTATTTGATATAAACATACCAATTCAAGATAATTTATTAATTGGATTTTATTTTACTTTAATTAGTTTAGCAAGAAGTTATTTAGTTAGACGATATTTTAACAATTTAGGTAACAAAAAGTAACATTTTAAATATTTTTTAGGTACAATAAAAATAAAAAGAGTTACTTTGATATCTAAAAATAATGAGTTAGTAAATATTTATTATGATTTATTTGAATATTTGGATAGTATGGAATTATTTATTGACGCAATTAAGCATTTCACTAAGACACCAAAATTTAAAAGTGCGATATTAGTACAATTAGAGAATTTGAGAATGCTTAAGCTAGAAGAAGAACTTAATATGCTTTATGATTTACCATTGAATACACTAAAAGATTATGCGATGAGGTGGAAGTTAATTTATAAAGCTAAAATGGTTAAGAAGTATCAAAGTAATATATTTGATTTTTTAGGAGAGTAGAGAGTGGCGAAGATATTATTAATTGAAATTAATGAAGATAGTGAAGGTGAAATGATAAAAGGCTTTTGTTCTCAAGAATATGTTAATTTAAAATGTAAAGTTTTAGAAATGCACAAAAATTTAAAAAGCTATAAAGAACATATTAAAGAAGATGTTAAAGAACAAAGATATATGGAAGATTTTTAATAAGGGTAATTAATGGCATATAGTCAAGACCAATGGAATGAAGCAAAGTTTTTATGGGAATTAGACAAACCATTATCTTATATAGTTGAAAAAACTGGAATAAGTAAAGCACAAATAAGTAAGAAATCAAATAAAGAACAATGGAAAAAGGAAACAGAAGGAAACACTCTAAAGTCCGAAATTAAAGCATTTGAAAAGGAAAAGGAAACAATTAAGCAAAAAGAAACGGACTTAGTTAGAAGAGTTTCCAATTTAGAAGAGTATCAAATAACAATATTAGATGATTTGCTTCAAGAAGAGTTAGGAAATAAATCTCTTCTATTTAGTACAGCTAACTTATCTTTAATTAGAAAAAATCAATTATTGACTAAGAACTCAAAGCAAGTAGTAGAATTTGA